ATGGTTGTGCCGTTTGCGGTAAAAATGTCACCCATTGAAGGGGCGTCCTTTCATGCAAAAGGCCCGCGCGATGGCGGGCCTTTGTCGGAGGGGATGCGGTCGCCCAGGCCGCGAGGATTGGGGGCGGGTCCCCGCTTGGGCGGGTCGCTGCGCTTCGGGGCGCGCGGTTGTTCGTGTTAGGGTCGCGTCAGATCAGCGGAGGTGCCGATGAGCGAGATGGTCGAGCGGGTCGCGCTCGCGATTTGGCGAGCCCGCGAAGAAAACCTCCCGCCGAGAGTCCGGCGTCTTGCGCCCGATGATCTGGACAAAGCGTCGGGCGCTTGGGCCATGACGCTAGAGCACGCCCGCGCCGCCATCGCCGCCATGCGCGAGCCGACTACTGAGATGTGGCGCGCGAGCGCTAACGAGACCGGCTATGTGAGCAGAAACGCATGGGAGGCAATGATCGACGCCGCTCTCGCCGACGAGCCTAAGCAAGCCACTCCCGCGTAGGCGCGCCGAACGTCTCGCGGGTCCAGCCCGACATCGAGCGCACGTAGGGCGCGATCACGGGGCGGATGAAGGACCACGTCTCGCGGTACTTGTCCGCGTCGTCCCACGGCGCTTGGCGCACGAAATGGCCGGCGTCGCGCTGCATCGGCACGCCTGCGAGGACGATCTTGTCGAGGCCGTGCTCGCGCAACACCTTGACGGCGAGGAGCGCCGACGTGCCGGTCGACGGTAGGCCGCCATACTTCTCGGCCGGATAGGTGACGTACGGCTCGGGCGAGGTCGCCGCGATCACGTGCGCGGGCGGATGGCCGTTCGCCTCACGGGCCGCGATCCACTTCGGAAACTTGGTCGGCTCGGTGTGGAACGAGACCCAAAAATCGAGGGCGCCCGGCCAAGACACGCCGGCGTCGTTGACTGCCGCGACGGCGTCGAAAGGAAAGAGCGTGAGGGCGTTATATGCGTCCTGCCACACGGAGGCCGCGCCGCCGAGGAGGAGCGCCGAGGACATTAGGCGATGAACGCGCGGTAGGTGATCGACACAGGGGTTTTCGTCCAGCCCGCGTCCTCCATCGTCGGCCCGATGCTCGCGCGCCGGATGATCTTCACGGTGTAAGTCGAGCGCGTGATCGCCGTGCCCTTCGCGAAATGGTCCGCGACGAGGCCCGCAATCTCAAGCGGCTTGTTCAGGCCGATGGTGTCGGCGTCGTCCGTCTCAGGCGACGGCCACATCACGTCGATTTGAAAGATGCCGCGGTAGTCGTCGTGCGAGTCGTTCGGGATGAACGGCGACGAGGTCTGAGCTGGCAGGAACCACGCCTTCAGATAGGCCGTGCCGGCGGTCGGCTTGAACGGAGCCCGCGGGTACGCTTTCGCGAGCGCGGGCGTGCCGACGGAGAGCGAGGCGTAACGCTCAAGCAGGGCTTCGAGGATGATTCCTTCCGGCGTCGTCGCGGCCACGTCATTTCCCCTTGTCGTTCACGGCGGCCGTCACGATGGTCGAGAACTCGGCTACGGTCGGGCGCACCACGCCGGCCGGCGCCTGCTTCGAGTGGCCGTATTCGAGCCTGACGGAATAGGGCAGGTTCGAGACGAGATAGATCGTGTCCCCCGCCTTCACGCCCGGCGCGAGAGCGGCCATGCGGACGACGGCGGCGGCGCCCTGCTTGTCGAGCGTGCCGGGAACCTCGCGCGACGGGGCGCCGACGCTTGCGACCCAGGAGCCGCGAAACCTTCCGGTATCCACGGGCGACTTCTGCACCACGCGCGAGGTCACATCGAGGGCGACCTTGCGAATGACCACGTCGGCGCGGCCCATCGCCTTTTTGACGAGCCTTGAGACGTCAAGCGCGAACGTCGTGGCCATTAGACCGCGACGACCGCGAACAGCGTCCCCGCGCCGGCGATGTCCGCAACCTGCTCGATGCGGCTGTCCACCGAACCGACCGTGAGCTTGTCGCCCTCGACCGGCGCGGCGCTCAATCCCTCGAGGAGAAAGCCGCGGGTCGTCGGTCCGGCCGTGTAACCGGGGAAAATGTCGGCGATGGCGCGCTCGGTCAACGAGACCGCGCGGCCGGTGATGGCGGCGCTCGCGGGGGCATAGACGCCCGTCGCGGCGGTATAGGTCGGGTTTGCGGTCGCGCGCGTGACGGTCGCGGTCTTGATCACGTCCGTCAGTTCGAGGGCGACATCGTCGAATGCCTCGTCGGCGATGGCGGCGACGGTGGTGCTCATGTTATCCTTCCGCCATGCCCGTTCTGAAGTTCATTGTTCTACCGGCCATGTCGGCGGTGCTTGGCGCGCTGGCCGGCATCGGCGGCGGGTACCTGTTGCTGCACCTGTGGGTGCTGGTGTGCCGTTAACGCCCGCTCGTCTTACGCGGCGTGCGGTTGCGCTTGCGCGTCTTCGGGCTCTTGGTCTTGCGCGCCGGCTTGAAGCGCGCGGGCTGCGAGCCGGGCATAACCTTCGCCATCAGCCCCTCACCGCCGGAACCTGCCCGAACGCCGCGCCGGGCGCCGACGTGATCAGGCCGGAGAGGTAGCCTTCGATTGTGGTGATGCGGTCGCGAACGGACGCGCTCTCGCCGTATTCGGTTTCGGTCTCGACGGGGCCTGCCTTGACCTTCTTGCGCTTGATGTCGCCCGAGCGGGCAAGGCGCGGCTCAAGGTCGACGCCTTGCAGCACGAGCAGCGCCGCCTCGGCGTTGGCGTACTTGACCTGCGTCGGGATCTCGTCGCTCTCGATGTACCAGCCATCTTGATCGTAGATCGCGCCGTCGGTCGAGGACGCGCTGAGCTCGACGCTCGCCATCCGCGGCCAGGCGAGGGCCTGCTCGCGGACGGTCCTGGCGCCTTTCCAACGGCCTCGGTAGGCGTTTTCGATGTATTGCCAGCCGCGGCGCAGCGCGGCCTCTTTCGCCGCGTCGGTGCCGGTCCACTCGCCGGAGTCGACGAGGCTGCGGGCGGTGAAGTAGGTCGTGGCGTCGGCGACCGAGATCATCGCCTCGGCCGTGGATAGGCCGGTGCCGTCTTCGACGATCAGGGCCATTAGCGGATGCCCTTGGCCTTACGGCGGGCGCCCGAATTAACACTTATGTTAATAACTTTCTCGGCCTCGGCGGTCACCGCGGACGGTGCGGACGGTTCAACCGCCGGCTGTTCTGGCTCGGCGGGCGCGTCGAACAGCACATGATCGGGTGTCAGATCAGACACGTTGATGATCGCGAAGCCGCTCTTGGAGCGCGGGTGCCTCACGCGGACGGTCGGGAGTTCTGACATCGGAACAGGTGCCCTATCGGAAAGAGTGCGGGCGGGACCGCGAAGCCCCGCCCGTTGACATTTGTTTACGCTGCGGCGGATTAGCCGATGAGCGTCGCGACGTGCTCTTCCTGAACGACCTTCACGCCCCATGCGAGGCGGACGTGGAGGACCGCCTGCAAGAACTGGCGATAGATCGCGATGTCGAAGGCAAGGCCCGTGCGGTCGTCGACGATCGTCATCACGTCGTCGGCCGAGTCGCCGCCGACCGGCAGAGCCGGGGCGCGGGTCACGAGCTGCACCGCCGAGCGCGCAAACGCCATGTTCGGGGTGTAGCTGTTGCCGACGGTCATGGCGTCGTTGTCCGTCTCGCCGACCGTGAGGCCGGGGCGACCGATGACGAGCGAGCCGCCCGACAGAGCGGTGTTGACAACGTACTTCGAGGTCGTGCCCGCGAAAGTGACGATGTCACCCGCGAGGACAGTGCCCGAGCCGCCGTCGACGGCGATGGTCGTGTCGCCCGCCTCAGACGATGCGTCGTTGAGGAGGTAGGACGCGCCCGTGCCCTTCGTGTGAACGCCGATCGCGTCGGAGTGGCGGATCGCGAGGCTCATGATGCGATCAGTCATGCCGTTGCGCAGCATGTCCGAGGAGCCCGCCTCGTTGACCTTGAACAAGCCCGACTGCTTGCCGCGCAGGTTCGCGATGCCAGCGTGACCGAGCACGAGCTGCAGATCGTTCTTCGGAGCGCCGTTCTCCTCGAGGATGCGGAGCACGCCGGCGAAGTCCGAGAGGTCGGCGGCGGTCGCGAACGGGGTCGTTCCGGCCGTGCCGTAGGCGCGCGAGGCGCTCTTGTAGACCTCGGCGTGAACGTCGGCCTCGATCTCGTTCACCAGCGCGCGCATTCCCTGATAGATGCGGTTCGCGTTGATGTTCGAGAAAGTGCCGGCGTTGGTCAGGCCCTTGGCCTCTTCGCCGTTCCAGCGGACCGGAACGTGCTTCGACTTGTCGATGACGATCGACACGTTGTCGACGGTCTGGTCGCCGGTGTCGGGGGCGTTGACGCCAGCGGTGTTCGTGGCGGTCGTGGGTTCGCGGGTCAGCGGAACGCGCACGTTCTCGTTGAGCGCGGCGCGCTCGGCCGAGGAGTTGCGGCTTACGGCCGGGATGTAGCCCGTCATCTCGCGGGAGACGACTTCGAGCGCCTCGTAGAGATCAGGGACCAGGTTCGTGAGGGTGTTAGCCATTGCGGATTGCAGTCCTTCGAGAGCGCATGAAAAAGCCCGCGCGAAGCGGGCTCATGCGGGGCGCTTGGGCGGCCCTGGGGTTAGTCGGTGAGTTTGCCGCCCGCCCCGATGAACGCGCGCCGCTCCGGGTGAGGGAGGCGGTCGAACTCGGTGCGGGTCATGGTCTTGCCGCCGGATCCCCCGGCCGTTGTGGAGCGCGTCCCGCTGCCCCCTTTGCCCTCGCCCTTGAAGAGTGAGGGGAACTTGGCGGTCGCTTCCTTGACGAGATCGTCGAAGGTCGCTGTGCCGTCCTTTCCTGCGCCGGCCAGAGGCGTCTCGCCGTCGGCCGACATGATCGTCAGGACGCGCTTGCCGTCCTGCAGTTCATACTTGATGCGCGAAGCGAGGCGGTCCGGCAGAAGGTCGATGCCCTCCTCGGTCGCGCCTGCCTTGGTCAACGCCTGCATGAGCTTCGTGCCGACGACGGCACCGCGCTCGGATGTCTCGGCCGCGAGCGCGCGCTGCTCGGCGGCGGTGAGCTTGCCCTCCCACTCCTTGCGGTGCTGGGCCAAAATCTTGTCGAAGTTGCCTTCCTTCTCGGCGCGCTCGCGCTCGGCCTTCTGCTTCTCGGCGACGAGCTCCTTGATCTCCTCGGCGGAGAGGCCGAGGCCCTCGTATTGCGCGGCGGCGGCCTTGGCGGCTTTGGCGGCGTCGCGCTCCTTCTTCAGCGCGCCCTTAAGGGCCGTGGTGTCCTCGACACCCTCGACCTTGAGTTTGAACTTGCCGTCTGCCTCTTCGTAGAACGAGCGGGCGGCCTCGGGGATGGCGTCGAGAGAGTCGACGGTCAGTTGTAGCGACATAGGTCAGCGTCTCGCCGTTGGTGCGCCCATCTCGGGCAATGAAAAACCCGCCGCGGATCACCCGTGGCGGGTTGGTGGTTTGCCGATGACGGCGGGCCTTATCCGGCCAGCCAAGAGGGCGTCGGCGCGCCCAAAAGCTCCCGCGTCCGACCTGACATCGAGCGCACGCGCCCGGCCATGAACGGCAGCGCCGCCTCCCAGGCGGGCCACATCGCATCCGCCCCGTGCCACGGCTCGCCGCCGTAGAAGTGCGGCTGTCGGTCCATCGGAACGCCGCAGAGCACGACCTTGTCGGCCTTCAGCTTCTCGATGGCGTAGCGGACGGCGAAGAGGCTCGACGATCCTGTCGAGGTGCCCGCAGTCCACAATTCGGGGAAGTCGTCGATCGGGCTGATCGCGCCAGGGAACTTGTCGGGGTGAAGCGACACGCGCGCCGTGGGCGCGGACGGCAGAAAGTCGCCGATGTCGTTGACGGCGACGGTGATGCTATACGCGCCGAGCGATTGCGCCGCCGCGAGGTCATTGAATACGCAGGCTGCGCCGCCGATGACTAGGGCTCGCACGCAAGCACCACGTCGCGGTGAGGCCGCGCAATGACGCGGTAGCCGTGATACTGCGCCAGCCACTTCTCGACGGTGCCCTTGGCAACGCCGAACTTCTCCGAGAGGCCCTTGTCCTCAATCACGATCACCGGCCGGTAGGCCGCGATCGTCTCCTGCGCTCCGATGAGCGCGCGCATCTCGTAGCCTTCGACATCGAGCACGATCAGGTCGCACTCCTCGAACTCAAAGGCGTCGATCGTCAGCGTCGGGATCAGGCCCTTGCGCTTGATGTAGTGGGCGCCGCAGTTGTGCTCTTCGCGGACGAGGTCGACCCATGCCGCCTCGGTGCCGAGCGCGGACTGGAATCGGAACACGTTTGGTGTCGTGGCGGTGTTGAACGCGAGCGCCGTGAAATTCAGCGGATCGGGCTCGAAGGTGTAGACGGCCTTGAACTTGTCGGCGAGATAGAGCGGCCACGTCCCGCAGTTGCCGCCGGCCTGAATGACGAGGTCGCGGCCGCGGCAGGCGGCGATCGCCGGCTCAAGGTCCGGGGCGGTGCCAAACACCACGGCGGCGCAGGACTTATCATCGGCGGGCCAGAGCAGGCCGCGCTCGAGGCGGAAGCCGGGGGGCACCGGGATCGATGCCGGCGGTACCTTGGGCGGCAGGCCCTTTAGATCGACCATCCGATTTCCCTTGGCCGCGGTTTCCCGTGAAACACGACCGCCCGAGCGTTCTCAGGCACCCGCCCGAGCCGCCGCACGTCGGCCTTGTAGCTCACGATCTGCCCTGGCAGGAGGTCTTGAATACGCGCCACGTCCGGCAACCACAGGCTTTCGAGGAACGCCTGGTCGCCGCCCCAGGAGAAACGGCGCATGTTGCCGGCGGGATCGGCCGTGAAGGCGCACCACACTGCAGCGCGGTGCGCTTCGGGCAGGAACATTACGGACGATTGCAGCCCGTCGGGGCGCATCACGTCGCGCATGATGGCGAGGCGGTTGAGTTGTCCGGAAAAATCGGACAACTGGCCGACGATGATCGTGTCTAGGTCGAAATAGAGCAGGTCGCCCTCTATCCAGGGGGCGAACAGCTCCATCTTGCTCCACCAACCCGGCCAATCGTGGCGCAGCGGTATCCGCTCGCACGGCACGTCCACATCGGACAGGCACACGAACCGCGCGCCGGGCAGATGCGCCTTGACGCCTTCGTGCAAGCGGCGCACGTCCTCGGCGTCGTAGTCGCCGCCGGAGCGGAGGACGCAGGCGACGGTCGGAGGGTGCATGGACGATCAGCGAGAGTTCCGTCGCGGATGGACGAGCGCGCTTGAGGCGGCAGCGGTCAAGGTGCGAAGCGCCTGGAACGAGTGTGAAACCGAAGACGACGCGGCGGGGATGCTTATGGCGCTACCCGACGAAATCCGCTCGATCCCTTTTGCCGAGACCCTGGTCACGTGCGTGCTGCCGCGAGGGCATGAAAAGTGGCGGCCTGACCCGTTCCCCGGTAGCGATGAGGCCGCGGCTGCGGACTGCTCTTGCCCACTGCATCAGCCGTGGCCCGGCAAGCTCATCTTTGCGCTCGATTGCCCGGTTCACCAACTTGAGAAGAGCCAGAATTAGCGGGCGGATCGCGCTCGCAACTGCTCAAGGCTGAGCGGCCGCCCGCTCTGGTCAATGAGATCGGACAGCCCGATCTTGCCCTTGCGCCACAGGTCGGCCTTGCCCGCGCCGAGCAGGTCGTCTTGGAATTCCGTGCTCTTGGTCTTGAGCCAGGCGTCGAAGCCGATGTCGGCTGGCACCTGTCCGTCCATAGACGCCCGCGTCGAGGGCGGGATCTCGGGCAAGTCGATCCCGAGCGCCTTCCACGACTTCAGCCGCGGGACCATGACCGAGCGGCAATTCGGGTGATAGGGCGGCCCACCGAGGAACGCGACCTTGTGGCCGATCGGCTCGCCGTCGAGAGTGTATTCGAGGCCCGAGCGCCCGACGCAGATTTGCGATGTGCGCGAGTCGAGCGTCGAGAGATGCACGAGCGACTGAACCACGTCGCCGTTCGCCCGGTAGGTGTCGATCTGCGCCTTGTTGGCGACCGCCTGCACGCTTGAGCGCACCAGCATTTCGGCATGGCGGCGCGTCGCCGTCATCATGCCGTCCTTAAATCCGTTTGCCCGCGTGCCGCGCACCCGGCGCACGATCTCGGCGTTCGTCTCGCCAGCGACGAGGCCCTTGCGGACCGTGTCCTTGAACCGCTCGACTACGTCGCCCGCCTGGCGCGACCACCATTCGCGGGTCGGCGCGCCTTCGATCAGCACGTCGGAGACGATCGCGGCGAGCTGCGGGGCCGCTAGTGCCGTAGTCAGAAGCTCAACGCCGACCGTGCGCGCCACGGCAGCGGCGACAAACCCTGACTCGACTTGCGCGAGCCCCATCAGCTCGCCGGCTACCGTAGCGTCGACACTACGGTATGCGGTCGCGATCGTGGCGCGGAGGTTGGCGACGAGCGCCTCGAGCCGCGCCCGCGCGGCGGCGGTCATCTCGCCCTCGATCTCGCTGTCGACGAGGCGGCGGACGAGATCGCGCTCGACCTCGCGGAGAAGCTTGAGCACCTTGGCGCGCAGGCCCGCGTCGAAACGGAGGAGATCGACGGCGTGGGCGCGAACGGCGTCCGCCACCTGATCGGCGGCGGAGGTGCGGGCGTCCATCATATGAGAGCTGAGAGGTTACGCGAATGACAACGGATCGAGCGTCGGCAGGTCAGCCGCGTCTAATGGCTCGTAAACGACCAGCCCTTTGATAGCGTCGGCCTCTAACATGCCCGCGCTGACATCCCGATTGCCGATGTCGGCGCGGTCATAAACGACCGGCCGCGCCAATCCGGCCTCGGACACAACCGCCGCGCCATTGAACGATACCGCCACCTCGGCGGCTGTGAGAGTGACAGTGAGGCGGTGCAGCGTGTCGGCCGCGACACCGGCGATGTCAATCTGCACGTCGTCGGCAATATTATCGCGCATCATGACGTGCAGGGCGTTGTTCTGCACCCAAGCCCGGCACGTCGCCCCACCGACTCCTTCAGCCGCATTGTAAATAGCCAGGAGACAGGTATCGCGAGTGATGTCCGTAAGGCGGAAATACATGGCGAACGTAACGCCATCGGCGTCAACCAGAGCGGTCAACAGCGCGCCCTTCGCGGACATGCCGCTGTCTGACCACCACGGATGAAGCCCGTTTGCGTCAATCGCCTCGTCATAAACTGGCGAGCCTGGATCATAATATGATGACCACAGGAAATCGTCTGGCGCGGCGTCGCCCGTGTAGTCCTCGGCGACGAAATCTGCGGAGAAGACGGGCTCTGGCGCTCCGCCCTCCTCGGCCGCCATCATCTGCGCCGCCGCAATCGGTCCGGTGTGCATTGGCTTAGGCCGTGGTCGAGTAGCCGTGGAAGTCCCAGGCGTTCGCGCCGACCTTGACGAGCATCCCGGCCGCGAACTGCTTTGCGAGCACCAGCGTCTCGGCCTTGTTGATGGTGACGCCGGCCCCGCCGACGATGGTCAATGCGCCGGCGCCGGCTTGAATGACGGTGATCGTAGTTCCTTCGCCGAAAGCGCGCTGCTTGTTGACGTTGAGTTTCGCCGTCTGCGCGCTGGCGCTGTCAAACCGAATGTAAGCGTCGACGTCGTCTGCCCCGAAGGCAT